CATGCTTCCGGCCGCTGATTGTAACAGTGTATAGTTTGGTCATCTGTTTGGTCCTGTTTGGCTGGCCGCCTGAGAGCCCCCGAGGCGCGGGCGAGCCGGTGCAATCCCGGCTGACACCTACACCATAGCAGTTTCTGCGATGGTGTCAATCATTTCCAGTCCTGTCCGCAGCCAGGTCCGCATCTTGACCGGTTGACGCGGCGGCGCCACATTGCTCCGGAGGACGAATGACCTGGGCCACCGACCGCCGCCTCGATTATGTCGACTGGCGCCTGCTCAACCACGGCAGCGTCCAGCGTAGCGACATCGTGAGGACGTTTGACGTATCGCCAACCCAAGCGAGCGTCGACCTGCGTGAGTTCGACCGCGCCCACCCAGGCGCCATGACCTACGACAACTCCGCTGCGGTGCGGGCCTATGTGCCCGCCAATGGCCGCTACCGCTCGCAGCGCGGCATGGACGCGGTGCCGGTCAGACGCGCGCTCAGGCTCCTGGCGGATGCGGGGCATCCGATGGGGTGGCGGGAGTGATTACGCTTGACGCCATGTAGCCGTTGGGCTACAGTGTCATGGTCGAGGGGCAATGAGCCCCGCCCTGATGGGGAGAGATGAGATGATCGGCACCGGCACGCGCGTTCACCTGCACAATGATCCCAGCGACACCGGTACCATCGTTAGCTCGCAGTACAATCCCGACACGGGCATCACGATTTTTGCCGTCGCTTGGGATAGCGGCTCGCCGCAGCTTGATCCCCCAACACAGTTTAGTTGGCACGCGGCGGACGAGCTGCGGCGCACTGAGGCGGCGGAGCATGACCGGCTCTGAACTCAAGCGCATCCGCCATCGGCTCGGGCTGAGCGCGATCGCCTGGGGCCGGGCGCTGGGCTATCTGGGCGAGGACGCCACCGTATCGGTGACGGTGCGGCGCTACGAGTCCGATGGCCGTCCGATCCCGCCGTGGATCGGGCGTCTGGCCGAGATGTACGCCCGGCATGGGGTGCCCAAACAGTTTCTGCGATGGCACGGACGGAGCCCATGATCCGTCCCCCGCCTGCGCGACCCCCACCTTCGTTTTTCGGCGCCACGTGGGCCGGCTTGTAATCGGGGACAGGCAAGGCTATGACTATGCCATTCGGCAGCCTTGTGCCCGAACTAGACGACGCGCCAGTCAGGACAGTCAGCAAAAAGGCCGCCCCAGTTACCCGAGGCGGCCTTTTTGCTGAAAACAATCAAGAGAAATCAAGATGTCCCATGGAGGGAAGCGCGATGGCGCTGGGCGCAAGCGTGGGTCGGCGACACGTAAGACGCGAGAGATAGCCGACTTGGCGTCTGTTGAGGGGCTGACGCCGCTTGAATGGATGTTACAGGCCCTCAGAAATCCTTTTGAAACCACGGAACGGCGTGATTGGGCGGCCGAAAAAGCTGCACCGTATGTCCATCCGCGGCTCAATTCTGTTGATAACAAGCTCAGTGGTGAGCTGGCCGTGAAGGACGGCGAGCTGGTCGACCGTCCGCCGCGCGAGACGTTAGAGGAATGGGTTGAGCGCCGCCGTCGAGAGCTTGCGCAGACCGTTGCTGGCGTGGGCACCACAACCAGGGCCACAAACGGCGGCGATTACCGCTGACTGTTGCAATGAGCTGTTCTACGGCGGTGCGGCCGGTGGTGGCAAATCGGATTATTTGCTCGGCGACTTCTTGCAGGACGTACAGACTTATGGTTCTGCTTGGCAAGGTGTGCTGTTCCGCCGTACCTATGGCGAGCTTGAGGAGCTGATTGCTCGCTCGCGCGAGATTTATCCAGAGGCTGGCGCGACGTGGTTTGAGCAAAAGCACTGGTGGGTATGGCCCAATGGTGCAAGGTTGCGGCTGCGCTATCTGGAGCGCGACCATGACGTTACACGTTACCAGGGCCATCAGTATACCTGGATCGGCTGGGACGAGCTGACGCAATGGCCAACCGATTATCCGTATCGGTATCTGCGCGGTCGATTACGCTCGCCTCATGGCGTCCCAACTAAACGGATCAGGGCCGCTGCAAATCCGGGTGGCGCTGGCCATCAGTGGGTGAGGGCGTATTTTGTCTCGCCTGCGGCCGGTGGGTATGTGCCGGTCTTCGACAATCTGACCAAGCACTGGCGTATGTTCGTGCCGGCGAAGCTGCGCGACAACCAGGTGCTGCTGGCGGCTGATCCCTACTACGCTGATCGGCTGCGCGGTCTTGGCAGCGAAGCACTCGTCGCCGCGATGCTCGAGGGAGACTGGGATGTCGTTGAAGGCGCGTTCTTCGATTGCTGGCGCACCGAGCGCATCGTTGTACGACCTTTCGAAATACCGTCGCACTGGCTGCGTTTCCGGTCAGGAGATTGGGGTAGCGCCACACCATTCAGCTTTGGATGGTGGGCTGTCGCGTCAGACGATCATGTCCTTAACGAACGAGGAGTTTGCGTCCCTCGTGGCGCCATTGTTCGATACCGAGAATGGTACGGATCAGTTATTCCCGGATCAAATAAGGGTATCAAGCTCCCGGCCGACAAGGCCGGACAGGGGCTCGTCGAACGTGAGACCAGCGATCCCAAGCTTAGCTATGGCGTGCTTGACCCTAGCGTGTTCCGTGATCAGGGCGGGCCGACCATTGCTGAGATAATTAACCGCGAGCTGATCAAGGCAAGGCTCGTCCCATTTCGTGAGGCCGACAATGCCCGCATCCCTCGCAAGGGGGCGCTCGGCGGCTGGGATCAGATGCGCGGTCGCATGATTGGTGACGGCGATGAACGCTCGATGATCTTCTGCTTCAACACCTGCCGGGCATCAATCGACACCATTCCGGTCATGCAGCACGACCGGGACAATCCCGAGGATATGGCGACGGACGGGGTCGAGGATCATCCGGCGGATGACTGGCGTTATGCCTGTATGTCTCGGCCGTGGGTGAGGGAAAAGCAAGTGCCGGCCGTTCCAGACAATCGCAGCGGCTATCGTCCAGTGTCGCACACGTCATACGATCACGGCGGGTCGATCAAGGCATTGTAATGCTCGACACCGCGTCTGCTCCCGCCCGCAACAATCAGTCGCCGGGTGCAGACAAGAAATATCTGTCCATTGAGAAGCTTCGCAAGCAGTACAACAACTATCTCAACGTCAAGCGTCCCGAGATCGATGAGGCCAAGACCGCGCGGCACTACTACCACGGTGATCACTGGACGGCAGAAGAGATCAAGGCTCTCAAGGACCGCAAGCAGCCGGTCACGACCGATAATCGCATCAGTCGCAAGATCGATGCCGTGGTCGGGCTGCTGGAGCGGCTCAAACAAGATCCGAAAGCCTATCCGCGCACACCAAAGCACGAGGATGGCGCGGACGTTGCAACCGCCGTGCTGCGCTATGTGCTCGACAACAACGACTGGAGCACGATCTCGCCGCAGGTTGCCCGTCACGGCGCGATCGAAGGCGTTGGCGGGATCGAGATCAACATTGTCGGCGGCGCTGAGGGCGATACCGAGAACGACGGCGGCGACCCTGATGTCGAGCTCAGCATCGTCGACCCGGACACGTTCTTCTACGACCCGCGGTCGTTCCGGGCGGACTTCTCGGACGCGCGCTACATGGGCATCGCCAAGTGGCTCGATGTCGAGATGGCGAAGGAGATGCTTCCCGAGCACGCCGATGTATTTGAAGGCATGCACGAGAGCGGCTCGGACTTCGGTGCGGATGCCGACCGCGAGCGCAAGTGGTTCGATACGAATGATGGCAGGATCAGGCTGATCGACCATTGGTATGTCCGTAATGGACAATGGTGTTGGGCGCTCTACATCCGCGATCAGGTGTTGCGTGAAGGTCATTCATTTCTGATCGACGAGGACAACAAGAGCTGGCCGCGGTTCGTCATGTTCTCGGGCGCGGTTGATCATGATGGTGACCGTTACGGCTTCGTCCGCAATTTGAAATCTCCTCAGGACGAGATTAACAAGCGCCGATCTAAGGCGCTGCATCTGGCTTCGTCGCGCCGCATTGTCGCTGAGCAGGGGGCCTTCGATGATATCGAGAGGGCCCGGAAGGAAGCTGCGCGCCCGGACGGCGTCGTGCTGCGGAACAAAGGTTTCGAGGCCGAGTTCGAGGACGCCAAGAGCCAGGCCGACATGGCCGCACAGCTCAAGTTTCTCGAGCAAAGCATTACCGTCATCGAGAACTTCGGTCCTAACCCGGCGTTGATCGGGCAGGGCATCGAGAACAGCTCCGGCCGCGCCATCTCGCTGCTCCAGCAGGCCGGCATCGCCGAGCTCGGCCCGTACATGATCAGCTACCGGGGCTGGAAGATCCGGGTCTATCGCGCGTGTTGGTGGCTGGTGCAGCGTTACTGGAAATCCGAGCGCTGGGTGCGCGTGACTGACGACGAGGGCGTGGCGCAATTTCTGCAACTCAACGGCGTCGACATGGACCAGATGGGCCGTCCGGCGCTGGTCAATCAGCTGGGCGAGCTGGACGTGGACATCATCCTCGACGAGGGGCCGGACACGCTGACCATGCAGGCCGATACGTATGAGGGACTCCAAGCGCTGGGTCCATCGTTTGCCTCGGAGTTCCCGGACATCGCCATCAAGCTGCTGCCGGGCATCCAGGGCAGCGTGCGCAAGGAGATCCTCGACCGGCTCAAGCAGAAGGCCCAGCAGCCGCCGCCCGAGGTTGCGGCGCAGCAGCAGAAGCTGCAGCTGGATCAGCAGAATGCGCAAGCCCAGATGGCAATGGACCGGCAAAGGTCCGAGCATGACGCGCAGTTGAGCCAGTTCAGGATTGCGTCTGAGATCCAACTCAAGCGCGAGACTGCCGCGGCGGATATCCAGCTTGAGCGCGAGCACAACGCGGCGCAGCTGGAGCTACAGCGGCAGAAGGATCTGGCGCAGCTGGCGCTCGATCGTGACAAGTCAAACATGCAGCTGGCGAGCAAAGCACGAGAGGCGCAGCTTGACCTTGACTTGCGCACGAGGGTTGCCGACCACGAAGCCCAGCAGCGCACGGCCGAGCGCAAGGAGCGCGCGCAGACTCAGGCTGACGGCAACGACGGCATCGGCAAGGCGCTCACCCACATTGGCACGTTGATCCAGAAAACCGGTGAATCGACGCAGAAGGCCGTGACGGCGCCGCGCAAGGTCAAGGTTGTGCGCGGCAAGGACGGCAAGATGGCCGGAGCGGAGATCGGATGATGGTCGAGCCCGGCACGCGCTTCACAGCGCTGACTGACTTTTACGATTTCGATCTGAGCAGCCAGTATCTCGCCGGCATGTCCTACACCGTTCGTGCCGGTGACAAGGATCTGGCTCGGCTCGTGCCGGAATGGCTGTGCGAGGGTAAGGTGCGGATTGGTGGTCCTGCCGCCAAGGTGCAGGGCGAGGGCTGATCGATGGCCGTCACACATCCGACCGCTGTTCGCAATGGCATCGCTGATTTTGTCGTTGACCAGCTTGATGAGGGCACGCCGCCGGGCGTGCTGGTGCTCCAGACAAGCGGCGATGTCACGGTTGCTACGTTAACATTCTCCAACCCGGCCTATGGCGCGGCGGCAGCCGCTGTTGCGACTGCGAATGCCATCACGTCCGACACCAACGCGGTCGGCGGCACGATGGCGAAGGCGCGGCAGCGCAATGCGGCAGGCACCGACAAGATTATCTGCTCAGTCACGGCGACGGGCGGCGGCGGAGACATCACGTTCAACTCCGTTGTCGTGTCGGCCGGACAGACGGTGGCCATGACCTCGCTTACATATACCGCGCCCCCATAATGGCCGATCTTCGAGACAGTGAGGCGCCGGCCGTTTCGGCGTTCAGCGATACGTTCGAATGGGCCGGCAATGACAGCGGCATCTCGCGCAAGCTCAACGGAGCCCAGATGCGCGCGGCTTGGGGGCTCGACTATCTCGGCTCGACGAAGCTGGCTGCAGCCGCGCATGAGACGGCCGTCGTCAACATCGCGGCGCGGGACTTCCTGTGGATCTTTGTGCGGATCGCGAGCTACGGCGGCTCGCCTGACGCAACGGGCGACATCGGGTCGCTGCGGTTCAACGGTGACTCTGGCGCCAACTACTGGTCACAGCACGCGCAATTCATCTCCGGCGCATGGACTGAGTTCTCTGTTCCCAATGCGGCGCTGATCCGGCTTGCCGGCACCAACAGCCGGCTGTCACGGAACGTTATGGTCACGGTCAACAATCTGGCGACTAGAGGCAAGACCTGCAACATCAAGAACCAGACCGGGACAGCCGACGCTGCGACGGTTGGCACCATCAACATTGGCGGCGGTGAGTGGGTCAATCTGGTCGACCAGATCACCTCGGTTCAGCTGGTCGACCAGGGTAGCAACAACATGGGCGCGAACACGGGCTTCATCGTGCTCGGGAAGAATTTCTAAATGGTGGACATTGGGCGTTTGTTGGGTCGCTTGCGGGCGGACAGGCGGGCGATCACGGAAATGTCCGACCCGCTGCGCGCCCAGGTGGCGGATCTGAGCCGGCAGATCCAGGCGATCGAGGCGCGCCTTCAGGACATCGACAAACAGAT